ATCTGATTCTGTAGTATTGATTGAAGTGTTGTTAACTCCCTTGCTTGGACAGGTCTTCCTGGTCTAAATAAAACCTTATAAAAATTATCTGCCTTATCAAAATCATCATAATAAGGACTTATATTTAAGTTAGTCTTTTGTGGCATTTTTCTTTAGAATTCCAGGATGATTTTAACGTCTTCTTTTTGTCGCTCATTTCGAGCAATCAATGGTCTATTATCTAAGTAAATAATATCCCCCGATCCTTTATTTATCTCAGAATCGGATAACCCATTTTTAAATGTAGTTCCTAAATTTATTAACTTAGTTCCAGTTGGGTTTGTACTAATACCACTAAATCCAGTATCTATATTTGCAGAGAAATTAGAAACTTCTCCTAATATAACATTAGCAGTTGATTCAAACTCATATATTCTACCAGAAGTTGAAATACCAGCATAATCAGTTTGATCATTTGTAGTAGTATAATTTAAAGATCTATCTCTAAAATACTTTAGTACTTGAGTCTTTTTATCCCAAGAAGCAATATAACCCTCTGCTATTTGATTAGTTTGGGTAGTTTGAACTATTTTCTCACCAATAGTTGGAGTACCAGTAATAGTAGATAGTTTAAGTGCTTGTAATGATGAAAAATCATTAGTAGTATAAGTATTTGCTGTTCCAACTGTTGTTGGATTTTTTACTATTCCAATCTGAGAGAATTTAGTATCAGTTGGAAAATCCTTAGTAGAATCATCAAATCTTGCATAAATTAAAACTTTATCTGTACCTAATTCTTTATAGATATCAGATCCATGTCCAAGAGCTGGTGGGATAATAGGAACAAGTTTAGCTCTATTATTAGCAGGAACATTATTACTTATCGAACCTAAATCGACAAGTGCATAACTATAACCTTGTCCACCTGAACTTACAGTTACATTAGTTATCGTACCACTAACAACATCAACTCTTGCTTTAGCACCAGTACCATCACCTATGATACTGACTTCTTGTCCCAATCCTTCAGCATATCCACCACCACCACTTTCAATATATACATGTTTAATTTGATTATTATTTACTACTGAATTTCCATTTTCCCTAACAGCTCTTATCTGAGCATCTGCTGTAGTAGTCCAACTATTAGGTACGGTAATATATTCTGTAGAATCAAATTTAATAATATCACTTGGAGAAACTGTAAAAAGATACTTCCAAATATAACCATCTCCACTATTACCAGCTCTTGATGGTTCTAAATCAGTGAATGTTGGTTCATCCTGAGAAATATTTCCTTTAGCAGTTTGTGATGTACGATCTCCAGTAGATCCATTAGATATACAAATATAAACTCTATAATCCTCATTCATTACATAATATTTTGCACCATATAATCTACTTGCACTTTCAATAGGAGATGGATTATCTGAACTATAATCATCTCTATACATTTCATATCTAGATCCAGCAGTCCAGTTAACTCTTTTAATAATTCTTCTTATATTTTTAGATGATATCTTTTTACCAAACATCATGGTATCACCAACATGAGCAAGGCGTGAAAAACTATCAACTGGATCTGGTGTATTTGTTTTCCATGAAGAAGATCTTCCAAATCCTTCAATATCTGGGTTAGGTAGTCCAATGAAAACATAGTATGCATTCTCATCAGACTCAACAGAATCTACAAAGTTATTGGCGTTCAGAATTCTAAACTGGTCAGTGACAATTGCCGACATATCTATAACATTAAACTTTTTTTCTTTATTTATAGCAGATTATTGGTCAATTAGATTTGTACTCTAATAGCACCAGTATTTCTCAAACCTTGTAATGAATTTAAACCACCATAGTTCCTTCTTTGTATTGTTGGGAATGTGGTTAATCCAGCATCAACAGTTAATCCAGTTACACCAATAGAAATTGGATTACTTGATCGTTTTCCATTATATATTCTACCCCATGATATTCTTCCAAATGAAGTTGTTAATCCAGAATTAGCAGATGAAGTATATCCATCATAATATCCACTTACAGCAAATCCAACAATAGTATCGGTTGTGCTTAGTATATTACATGTAATCTCTGCTCTTTGATCTTCAACATAAACTGAAGCAACCTTGTAAATATTATCAAGATATGTTGAACCAATACTTACTATTTCATTATCATTATTATCAACGGAAGTAACTGCTGCTCCACCTTTAGCTGCTGTCCACCTATTGTTGGTTTGTTGGTATGATCCATCATTGAATGGTAAATGTGCTCCTGTAGTAACAATACCAGATAAATTAAATTCAGTATCTTTTATTAATACAGGATATCCAACTTTCAAATCTGTTGCATTTTTATCTGCATAGAAATAGAATTTCAATGCTAAAGGATGACCATTAGTTCCAGTAGTTGTTGATATACCAGTAATAATTCCAGCAAATCCCTGAACATTCTGTATCTCTGTCAATTGTTCAGTAGTATATTCTACTGATTTTATTAAAACTTGTGGTGGTGCAGAGTGAGTATAACCAGAACCAGGATTAGTAATGGTTGTTCCAGTAACAGATCCATTTAATATAGTTGCAGTTGCGGATGCAGTTACACCAGAACCAACAGACGTATGGATACCTGAGAAACTTAATTGGTAGTTATTACCATCAGTATAACCAGAACCAACATTTGTAATATCTAAAGATCCAATTTGACCAGAATTATTAACAATTGCAGTAAATCCAGCAGAAACTGCATCTTTAGATGGCATCATTAAAGCATCTACTGATATAATATTAATTCCATACCTATCATCCAATGAAAGATGTAATGGTCCTTCTTCGTAGAAGAATGATTCTGCATCATCAACAAAAATACCATCATCAACACCAGCAGTAGTTCCAGTATCTACTTTAACATCACCAATAATTCTTGCAGTTGGATATACTTGTGGTTCAATAGTTTCTCTTGACTTAGAAATTAAATCACCCTTAATCCATCTATCAACTTTTTGTTTAGTCCATTCAAGTGGTTTTGGAGTAACTTCATTAATTCCTGGACCATTATAGATGGTAGTTTCAATAAGATCAGATCCAAGTATTTCTTTAATGATTCTTCCAGTTTCTTGAGTTTCTGTGTATGGATCTACATTTTCATCAAGATATTTTGGATGCTTACGAATCCTAACTGAATCACCAACTTTAAGTGTTTCCGTTACATTAACTATTTCAATATCAACTCCATCTTGACCCTTATAGAAGAATATATCAACTTTATCACTATCCATTGGTGCTTCAGTGAATACAAATGTAGTTCCACCTTGGAATTGATATGATATATTTGGTGTTTGAAGTACACCATTAACAAATATTAGTAGTACTGCATTTAAATCTATTTGAGATGATAATTTAGCAGTCTCATCGATTTCAAAACTCAATAATTGTCCGTTGAAGAATAGAGGGAATCTCTTTCTAACACCATTTTGTAATGAACCAACACTATCAATAAAATCTAATTCTCCAAACTGCCAAGCAGAGAAGAAATCACTAAATGTTTCAACAACTTCAAGTTCAAATTCTTGTAGTGGTTTTTGTAATCTCTTATCATGTACTAAACCAATTGGTTTAAATTTATCACCAATCTTAAATGAATGTCCAGGTCTTGCAATTTTGAAATCAGATATTTCAAACATACTTCTTGCAGTACCTACTGTAGTTGCTGCTGCTCCAACTGAAAGATTAACAAGTAAATTTTCGCCAGTATCTGCTGTTAATCCAATACCAAGTCTTGAAACACCTACAACTGGTAAATTCTCATATACTGGATCTTCAACTTGAAGTTGTGGATTAACATATCTACCACCAGCATTTTTGATAGTAAAGTCTAATGCACCACCAGTTCCTGCAGGTGATTTACCAACATTTACTCTAAACCAATCAGTAGAAGACTTACCAACAGGTACTCCAACATTATGAACAGGATCTGTTGTTCTTGGATAAGTGTGAAGTGTCTGATGCTGATCATGAGCACAAGTTAATGTTATAGATTCAGTAGCAATTCCAATAATCTGATTTGCTTTGTAAATACATCCATCTACAATATGAGTATATTGATGATCAAACTTATTATCAGAAGGATTTGGATTTACATTAACTTTAAAAGTGTTTATTGTCTTATTTGTAATGGTCAACCATCTTCCACTTGCATAATCAGTAGGTCTTGGATAATGATGTTTAGTTGTATGATTATCCTTTGAACAAGTGAATGTTAATGAATTATCTTCAATTAATATAGAATCACCAACAACAAATCCATGTCCATTCTTAGTAATTGTTAGGACTCCATTGTTCTTATTATACGCAACAGTTGTAGGTGTAATAGTACTACATCCAACAAATCCATGAGATGGGCTTGTTACCTGCATCCAACCAGTTGCAGGATCATAATCAACATTATCTGCATTCTTTTCAATAAGTCCAGTGTATGCTACTCCTGGTAACGCACTAACAAACTTATGCTTATTTGGTGCTATTGTTGCTTCAACAATTCCACCTGTTCCACCACCTCCACCAGATCCAACATTAATTGTTATGGTATTATTAGTTACTGATTCAAGACCTAATTTAGCATTAGATGCTGGATCAGTAGTTCTTGGATAAGTATGCTTACCAAGATGATTATCTCTTGAACAAGTAAATGTTAATGAATTATCTACAACTGTAACAACGCTGGTTGCCTTTAGAATGCCTCCATCTGCTGAAGATGCAAATAGATGGGTATAATTACCACCAGTCTTCACAGAAGCATTTAAAGCACTCTTAAAGGTGTGTTTGGTAGTGTTTGAAGAAGGTATATTAGTTAATACTTTAAGTGTAATTGTATTAGTAGTTACAGACTCAATTTTAATAGCAGTATTATGATAAGGATCAGTTGCTCTTGGATAAGCTTTCTCTGAGGTATTGTTATCAACATCACATGTAAATTTAATAGATTCTTCTAATAATCTAACATGAGTTCCTGGTCTCAAAGTATGAGATCCAATAGTCAATTCCATTAATCCAGTTACAGGATCATAATTAGCATCTGTTGGTGTAAATGTAACTTCTGGTGAAGTTCCTACATCTAAATCAAAAGTATTAGTTTGCTTATTTGAAACTTGTATCCACTTACCACTAATTGGATCTGATTCTCTTGGGTATGAATGAGTAGAAGTATCATTATCCATTCCACAAGTGAATACTATAGAATGATCTTTGACTTTAACCCAATCATTATTATTAAAAGTATGTCCAGCCATAGTGACTGTCAATTTTCCAGTTGTTGGATTATATGATGCAGTGTCTGCTTTATGTGCAGTTGCTGCAGTTAAATTATGATTACCAACAGTCAATATCAAATTACCTGAGAATGACTCATAAATTGCATCTGTTGGAGTTAGATTTCCAGCACCGTCAATATTAATACTATTATTTGTAGATTCTATAAACTTATGGTCATATTCTATGTCAGTAACACCTATTGCAACAGGTGATCTATATCCAGATCCAGTTGTTAAATCTGCATAATATTCGTAGGCATAAGCAGATGGACTTTCTTGGAATTCATGATGAATAGTAGTAATACCTGCATTAACTTCAAATGATCTTTCAGAAACTATTCCAACGACAAATAATGGACGTTCGTGATCTTGGAAAATAGATGTTGTAACACCAACATAATTAAGTGTTTGAACAGCATCAGGAGATGCTAATAAGAAGGTATGAGTATCAGTATTAGTTGGTGTTGTACTCAATAAAACATTAACTTTAAATGTGTCTGGAGTTACTGTATTAATATAAAGATACTTATCATAAGCAGGATCCGTTTCTCTAGGATATGTTTTTGCTACATTACCACTAACAGCACCAACATTAGCAGTAATACTACCACTAGATTGATCTACAGCAACAATTGCAATAGCAGTATTATATGCAGGGTCTGTTGAGCGAGGATAAGTCTTAACAGAAGTACCACCATCAGCAGTACAAGTAAATGATAACTTACCAGCACCTATTGTTACTGTATCACTGGTTGTAAAGGTGTGTGTTCCAATATTCATCACACAAAGACCAGTAGCAGGATCATATGCAGCAGATGTTACATCTTTCTGAACACTACCATTAATTGTTACTGCATTAGTTGCTGTTCCACCAGACCATGTATGTGCTGAATTTACACCATACTGACACTTAAATGATAAAGATTCTTTCTTAAACTTAATAGCATCTCCATCCTGAAGACCATGATTGACAATTTTTATCGTTAAATCTCCAGTTGATGGATCATATGATGTTCCAGTAACAGGTTGCCCAACAGTCTTAGTTGGACATGTAAATTCCAATCCCTTCAACTTAACAGTAGTTGGAAGATCTCCAGAGAAACCATGAACATCATTAGTTGTAACTGTTATAATTCCAGTTCTATAATTGTAAGCAGCAGTTTGAATTCCAAGGTTCTTTCCAGATGATGTTCCTACGCCAACAATACCATTAAGAGAACCAGCAGTAAATAAATTTGAATTATCCTTCAAATCAACTTTTACATTACCACCAACAAGAGGAGCATAACCAAGACCTGGTGTTGATCCCATAGAAACAATCAGACCACCTCTTGGTAATTGGTTTTGATTAATATCAAATACTGATTGTATTTTTTGTCCATTTTCTGAAGAAATTCCAGTAAATATTACACTTGAAATACCAGCAACAGTATCATTATTAAATTCATAGTTATTTCCAGAGTTATTAATTGTTAATGGTGTTTGGAATACTCCATTAATGAATAATATTCCATTACCAATACCAACACCTGTAGTTGTATTAGCACCACCTACAGTCATTGTATAAGTTCTACCAATTCCCGTAAACACATCAGATATATCATCAAATACCATATTGGTATCATAATTACTTCTCAAGAATGTTCTACCACTAAATTCTGCTCTTACATATGGTAAATTTGTAATACTTCTACGTTCTCTTGTATTTCCTTTAGGTG